CTGCAAGGTACAGTTGCCTTCTTTCCGCCAAACAAAATTTGACGGAGGAAGACAATGGCCTGTACATCGCAGTCTGCTCGCAAACAACCGTCCTCGTGAAACACAAGTAAGTAGAGTCCCCTAAGAAACTTAGGAATCACTACTCTATTTGAGTACCTCTTTGTAAGAGGCAACCCAGATAGTTCGTACTTGCCGTTATCTAAACACCTATCAAGGTGCTTACCCACGGCCGGGAGGTCTTCGAGAAAAACTCGAATTCCTCGCGACTTCACGAGGGCTAGGAGACGGTTGAGATCTCTCTCAAATTCCATCTCCAACGTAGGGTACGCTGACAAGCAGTCTATCTTTAGACTCTTGTAAAAAGCGCTCAGTTCCTGAACATGGCATTTAGGCATACGCAAGACTCATTCTTGAGATGTGCCCCATGCTGTTCGGCGACACACCAACAAGACCGGGATTATCGGGATCTGCATAGCCCCTACCAGGGGTTACAGATTACGATTCCCACTGCACCAAAGACGCGATAAACGCGTTGGAGCTGGCGATCACGTGATCGGCAATTCCATCCGCCAGAACAACGTCAGTGTCACCGGGCTTTCGCTCGTCGACAAAGAAGAACTTCTGGTAGAATTCGGGTACTTCCGCAGTGGCCAGCGTGACCTTCACAACTTCAAAGTTGTGCCGATCATACATTTGGGCAGTGTTAGGAGCCTTCACTTTCGAGTGACGGATCTTAGCTGTCCAGACCAAAGTGGACGTACGCAGTGCGTACTCAGACGAGTACGCGTCCTGATTGATCTTCACGAGAGTAACGTTACCGCTACTCAGAGGAAGAACGAGTGTGTTTCCAAGCATAGGAACTACGGACCTTTCGTTGACTAGGATCTAGGTGAGTTCTACCTAAAGGCGTGGTGCCTTTAGGATCGCCAATGACCCAAGTATGGACATCCGCCCTCCCGACAGGAAGGACAGGTGAGGTAGAGGAAACGGAAGCACAGGAAAGACTGGATGTCTATCCTTTCGCTCCATGGCAACACGCCAGTCACCAGCGATGGTGGCCCACGTGGAACCAACGGAGTGGTCTATTTTTACGTTATATTCGCCTTTAGAACGGCGCATAACGCAAATTCGACCCCAGGTAAGTCCCAAGCTGTTGTTGGAAGCAGCGATTACATCGCTGACATTCCCGCACCAGTCGGCTAACCACGACCAGGGAGTTAACTCCCAGGCTGTAGCTAAGGCTTCATGAGAAGTGAACCCTCCCGCGATTTGGCGGGCCAGCAGTTCCAATTGCCGGTCAGTCATGTCAGGGTTAAGCTTTGGACCAAACAAATGGTCCCAAAGCGGATCTCCTTCTGTCAGTGCGAGTTTCCACTCGGCTGACCCCCACACTTCAGCAGTGTAGGTCAGGGTAGCCCATCCTTCAAGTCCATAATAGAACGAGTGGAGAAATCTCCGCTGCGGTCCATTGGATTTGAGGTACTTACCTAACGCGCATCGTTTCCTGATCGTTTTACCATCGCGCAAGTTCCGAAGCTCTGCCAGGCGCTCATTAGCTGCCTTCGCAAAGCCGTACATCTTGCGCAAATCGCCTATCATAGGCTTTATGCCCCAGCGCCACGACAAGTGGCCTGAAGCAATGTGGTTCGCAATGCGGGGAAAAGGATTTCCACGCATTTCGGATATGGCCCTTTCGGCCAAATCACGCGTCCTTCTTACCCAACCCGCTTTAGAGTTTGCACCCTTAAGCGAACGAAGTAGGAAGTCGCCTCCACAAGCCTTGAGAAGCTGCGGGAACTCTTTCAACTCGCCCATAAAACTAGGCACACTCACATGGGGTGTGCTAGGATTAGTCTGAGCGAGTATCTTCCAGGCAAAGTCATGGAGCTCACTTATCGTGTAGCCCGGAAACTCTGATCTGGGGTCTGGAGGGGGAGGTTGATAGTCAACGGGGTAATCTATAAATTCTAGTAGATAATTCCCCGGAGCCCACCAAGCTTCCAACTTACCAGTTAGCGAAGGATAGAATTCGAAGACACGCTTGTGCTCAAACGGATTTGCACCCGTTCGATTACCAGTTATGTCATCGCAAACTTCCGTCGCACCTTCATACTTGTTGCCATAAGCAATGACGTAGTTAGGATTCCAGCCTCGGTCCCATAAGGAACCGAAGTATTGGACCCGACTACCTCGTTCTCTGTGGCGAACTGTCATATGAAAGCGGTTCCTAGAGTAAAACGTTCCTCGGAGTCTCGGATGAGAATAACAGATTGATCACATCAACCCGTCAACTCCAGGCCG